ATCCAGTGTTCCTGGGTATGGTCAAAAACAAGATGATGATTTGTTACACAATTACACGGTGGCTAAAATAACAACAGATTGTGATTTCACAAAAGTAACATATACGAGACGTCATATTCAACAAATTAATGGAATTCATCAATACGATGAAAATAACAATCCAATATACATAAATGAACTAGATGAAAATGAAAATATAGTCACCGATTTGAAATTCAAACTCCGATATCTCCTACCCGACGGCACACAAATATCAGAGGAAGAGTATACGACAAGGGCATTGGCTAATGAGGAAGTATACCTAGCAGCATTCGTTGGGTGTACATATCACTGTGGATAATTTGTGATGATATAGTAATGATCATTCCAGACATTGTCAAAGATAAATGGAAACCTCAACCGACCACTTTAGATATCTTGAAAACCGAACTCCAAGCCGAAAAAGCTAAGGTTGCTAAGTTGGAACTGCTTATAGAAGGGATCACCACTCGCATGACCGAACACGAACGACAAACGGGGTTTAGGATGTAGTCAATGTACCAAACGGGTTAAAGTGCGTTCTTTCACTGACACGTATATACCGATCACGGGTTTGGAAATCCATCACTTCTCGTGACAGGGGCGATCATTTCCAAAATCCCGCTATTCCGATGCTTAAAAATAAAAACATAGTATAATATAAATGTCTGGTGGTATCGCCCAACTCGTCGCAGTCGGAGCTCAGGATGCTCACATCGTGGGTAACCCCGAAGTCTCTTTTTTCAGATCCACATACAAACGTCACACAAACTTTGCCCAAACTGTTGAGAAACAAGTTATCCAGGGTAACCCCGCCACGAACGGTATGTCCACCGTGCGCTTCGAGCGCAAGGGTGACATGCTCGGTCACGTGTACATCACCAACCGCTCACCCGCCAACAGTACGCGGGTTGAGTGGAAAAATCAAATTAAAAAAGTCGAGCTCTTGATCGGTGGTCAGGTCATTGACACGCAAACGTCTGAATTCTCACAAGAGATCGTGCCTGTCATGCTCTCCCAAACGTACTCCAAGTCTCTTGCGGCGGCGGCCGCTGACAAGTCCGCGGTCTACCCGCTCCGGTTCTCGTTCTGTGAGAATGCGCAGTCCGCGCTCCCCCTCATTGCTTTGCAATACCACGATGTCGAGATCAGGATCTCTTGGAATGCCGTCTCAGCCACGGATTATGAAGTACACGCCCAGTTCGTCTACCTCGACACGGATGAGCGCACAGCTCTTTCGTCGGCTCCTCAGAACATGTTGATTACCCAAACCCAGCAGTCCATCGCTTCCGGTAATACGCTTCAAGAGCTTAACTACAACCATCCTATCAAGTTCATCGCGGCCCATAAAGCTGCCGGTGCCGCTGTCGGTATGGCCGCAGGTAACGTGAAGCTTCAAATCAACGGTACGGATGTTGGCGATGCCAAAAAGGCGAATCCTCACTACACGTCTACGTCGCTTTACTACCATACACCGTTCAGTACCCTGGACAGTAGTGTCGCGACCCACTTCATGTACCCCTTCTGCCTGGAAACTGCCAAGCTTCAGCCCACGGGTACGCTCAACTTCAGTCGTGTCGACTCCGCTCGTCTCGTAACTGATGCTGGTACATTCGATGGTGATATGTACGGTGTTAACTACAATATCCTCCGCATCGAAAATGGTATGGCTGGTCTTATGTACTCCAATTAATTCCCTTCTAATAATAAATGTGGGGACTTCTCTTTCTCCTATTTTTCGTTTTTATGATCACCTACGATCCTAAATCCGGAACGCTCAATAAGTATATCCCCGTTCAGAACGCAGAATGTAAGGATGGTCACTACCAGGAACTTCAATTCGCACAACCAGGATACCAGTGTCCTAAAGATGAAAGATCTAAAATGGGTGCAATTGTATCTACTTAAAAACAATGGCTGTTATCTAATCACAATGTTTGCTCTCGATCGTGAAACCGCTGTTTTAGCTGCAGTGGTCGTGTGTGTCGCTGCATCTCTTTACATGTATAACGAATTACGTCAGTCGAAAAATGACATTACCAAAATCAAAACTTTCCTTGACCATGTTCAAGAAGAATCACAGCAGGCGCAAATACCTCAGATGGTATATGCACCGGTAGAACCCGAAGAACTGGTAGAACTCGAGGAAGAACTCGAACTGACACAAGCACCCGAAGTGGTACCCACCAAACCCAAATCCAAACCGGCTGAAAAGCGTGTTACCCGAGGTAAATCACCTGTGGACATTTCTTCGGAATAAACTTATCAGGAGATTGTAGAAGCTAATGAGCAATGAAGAAACATAAAGCTATAGCAATTCCCGTCACCTTTGTAGGTGACACCCCCCGATTTCTGACAGTGAGAGATAAACGTTTTAAAGAATGGATTTTCGTGACCGGAGGTTGCCGGCGACGAGAAATATGTACACCGATACGCACGGCTTTACGAGAGCTTGAAGAAGAAACACGTGGTGTTGTTTCACTAAAAAATGGGGAATATACAACGTTTACATTTGATGTAAAAGAAAGCCCGACGGTCGATCTCGTGTATTCGGTATTTATATTTTTTGTAGATTATTCGAGTATTGAACAACACGAACTTGTACGAAAATTTAACGATGAAAAATATAAAATGTATACAAAAAAAATACACATGAAACGTACATACGACGAAAATGATTTTATGAGTTTCGATACGTTACCTGAATTTAATTCCCGAAGACGATGGGAAAGAATTATACACAACGTGATTGAAAACCCTGAATTTTACGCGTGCATGACTTCTCTCAATAGAAAAACATTTTCTATAAAATAATGAAGTCAAAGAACTATATTCTCAGACAGATTAAAGATATTCTAATCGACCACAAATCGTACAGCGAAGGACGGGCTGATACTTATATCGAAGGGATAAAAGATAAAACTGTCTACGAACTGCTGGTCATGAAAAAAGAATTATCTACGAGTGAAGAGGAGTTTAGAGATGTATCGTGTAGAACGTCAATATGGCACGAAGAAGAGTATTAAAAAAATAACACTACATACAAATAAGTATGTTTAGAACATGGTGTCAGAAACAAGGGTTTTCGAATGGCTCCAATCTATCACATGTGCTCATGGACGGAGGTAAACTCTCAGTGCCATTTGATAGATTGAACGAATTTTACGATGTATACATCAAAGCTGTGAAGTCGGGGGAAAAGGTGTGTGTCGTTGAACAAAAAACGGATACGTATAACTTTTTCGTCGATTTAGATTATAAAGATGACGAAGATATACCGTTCGAACGGTTAGAAGAATACGTACAAACAATATGCGATCGCGTGACCCATTTTGGAGGGGAAGATGTTCTCATTTCCGTTGCAGAACCAAAACCGCATGGCGATACAATCAAATATGGAATTCACATGAACTGGCCCGGGTTTATAGTTGACCACGGTTCCGCGATGGCGTTACATTCACATATCGTATCATCACTTTCACTACTCTTTCCCGGAAAACCGTGGAATGATATTGTCGACACGGCGGTATACGGTGGCGGTAAGCGTAACGTAAAGGGGAGTGGATTTAGAATGCCGTGGGCACATAAATATGTAAAGGGTGAATACCAAGGAGAATATAGACCGGTACTCAATTATACACACGAAAATGGCAAACTTTCCCGTATTTTTGATCGGGAGCCAAGTGTCGAAATCATGCACATGGCGACACTTCGAACGGAGCGTACGGATGTTGTGATCGTCGAAGGCTCTACACGCGACGAAGGCTCGTTCACTTTGAAAGAAACTAAGAATGTTTTACAAAATGAAGCGGTCGTTCGAAACATAGAACTTTTTATTCAAAAAAACATGGATGGACAGGGGCGTGCAGAAGTTACGAAGATATTTAGCGATAAGCAATCATACCTCGTGTCGACGACATCCAAATATTGTGAAAATCTTCAACGGGACCATGGTTCTAACCATGTATGGTTCCGGATAGACGGACACGTGATCATACAAAAGTGTTTCTGTACATGCGAAACGATGAAAGGGCGGCGATACGGGTTCTGCAAAGATTTTTACGGTAGAAAACATACACTCCCGAGTAAGATTTTCGAACAATTGTATCCCAAGGGGTATACACCCCCGATGTTTTCATCACCTCAGAATATATGTAGCCCGTGTCCAGAAGAGAAGAAGGTTGATTCCGTGGAACTGAGTAATTTACTACAATCGTTTATAAATCGTCACATGGTTAAGGATACGACCGTACGTGTCGCCAGTATTACTAAAAAAACTAAAAATATTCAAATGTTGAACACGGATTTAACGTGTAACGACTGTAAAAATGTGAATATTCAATTTAAAATAAACAAAAAACGAATTTTACAAACGTGTCCGTGTAAACTACGCGAACATAATTTATCAGATAAAATCATTAGACTATTATAAGATGATGTTCATTCTATTGATCGGCGCATTCGCGTATATCTTATCAAAGATCACGCGGTTGGATACGTCTTTAACTACTGTAGATAGTATCATCAAGGAAACCCATGTATATTCTGGTGTAGATGAAAGAACGTATCGAGCATTCCTGGCATTGATTCAAATAGCGAAAGAATACAGGACAGATGTCAAGTTTTCGCAAATATACCTCGAAAAGGCGTTAAAAATGTTGAATGATATACCTCTTTACATGTCACCGATGGATGTTGACGTGATGAACGAACTCGGGGGGATTTCGTACCGTTTAGGGTATGAATTTGAACAACTACTAATGAAAGAGGCGCTTAATCAACAAATTGAATTCAATCCTAAATACATTTAAAAGAAACGCGCACTTTCAACCTATAATGACCAAACAACCAGTCGTTAGACGTTCGACTAGGGTTTCGAGAGCGCCCGAGCGTATGAAACCTACTGAAACCAACGTCGAAGATGATTTCGGGGACGATGAACATGACACTGAATATGAAGTATCTGACGACGACCTATGTGAGACGGAGTCGGAAGATGAATGTGATGATAGCGATGAAGATGAAGATGGGAATTTAAAAGGTTTCGTAGTTGACGATACGGATGAAGATGAAGAAAGCGATGAGGAAATTGAAGCTTAAAAGATAAACTGAATAGTACATATATGGAAACAGAACTTGGAAATCCTATTGAATATAACGCACAAGTATCTGACAATGAAAACGAGCGTGATGACAGTGAACCCATACAAAATCATCTACAGCAGCCAGACGAAGACCCCCAGTATTACTACCACCCTCCCCCGCAATACATGCCCCCTCCACCCCATGTGAGCGAACCATTTAAAACGAATGATATATTATCATCCCTAGATAAAGTTGCGTATATTGTTATATTTGTAGCGTTTATACTAGGCTTCTTTATGGGAAAAACTATGCAACCAGTTATCCTTCGCCATGGGTGAGAATGGTGCATACTCATTTACAGGTTCTGTAGAATCGACAATTACTCTACTGGTAATTACTGGGCGGATAACCCCCTCATTAATTATTTCAGACGCTACACGTGTTTCATCATCTAAATCAACTATATCTGTAATGGGTAGATTATGTGACGCCTTTTTATACACGGATATATAGTCGACATTCATCGTATTATTAAAGGGAGATATTTTAATAATATGAAATGCAGTTTTATTTATTTTTAAATTTATACAACCTCGACGAATTTTTTTTATTTTTTATTTATACTACTCCGAGTACTTCGATACAATAATTTTTTTTGTGTCGACGATTCTTTTTTTTATTTTTATTTTTTATTCAGTCTCTTCTTTATTTTCTTCAACAACTTTTTCTTCTTCTTCATCACCTTCTACAATAGTAAGTGCAGCTTCCCTCTGTTTGCGTCGCTCCTCAATTTCAACTGCCACAATTGCATCAGCTTCCTTTACCAATTCTTCCATGGGTGCATCAGGCTTCTCACGTTTCAGTCGTTCGATGATCTCACCCGGGTGACTGATCGGAGCTTCATCAGGTTTGTTGTAATACTGTGAGTTTTCATCTCCAGCTTTGAAGTACACCTCCTTACCATCGGGACCAGCCTTAACAGCTGACATGTCACGCTTACGCTCGGAGAACATCTGTGCAGCCATAGCCTGGTTTTCCTTGTACCCGGACATCAACTCTTCCAGTTTTTCGTTGGTGTAATGCGCATCTTCGATCTTGGACGGGTCGGGTGGAATGAGAAGCCACTTGTACAGGTCCACGACGTAAATGTCGAAAGTCGCATCTTCTTTCTGAAGTCGCTTAGCATGACTCGCGGCTTCATCACGTGTGGCAAATGCACCTCTGATCTTAATCCCGAACTTATCATTCTTCTGGGGAGCCTCGGGGCCGACTACAGAGAGGCATGCGTACAGTTGACCGGGTACTGTAGTATAATCTTGTTCCAAAGACATTGTATTTTATATAGAACTATAAACTTTAAGCTATACGACTTAAGTTAAAGTTTGTGTTACTAATAGTATCATGGAAGAATTACGCCGGTTACATAACGATGAGAAGAGGTCACTGATTGAAAGTGTGACCCGAGAAGGTGATAGTATTCTCGACGTGGGATGTGGGTTCGGTGGCGATCTTCAAAAATGGTCCAAGGTGCGTGCGAATATAAGTATGTGCGAACCAAGTTTAGAAGCGTTAAACGAGGCGCGATCACGGGCTAAAAATATGAAAATGCATGTAAATTTCTACCATGGAGATATTCGTGTGTGTCCTAATAGAAAGTATGATGTCGTGTGTTACAATTTCGCACTTCATTATATTTTTCAGTCTCGTGCATTATTTTCGGATACACTCAAAGAAATAAAAAAAC